CCCCGGTAATATACGGTCTGACCCAGATTACGATTCTGCAGGTTGGGGAAAAATGGGTACCGCGACTGTAAATTATATTAATTTAATCCCTTACATGATTAAATCTATAAAAGAACTTTACAACGAAGTTACTCGACATAAAACACGCGTTCCAACCGAATTATACTCAAATGTTCAAAATTATCGTCATATGATTGTTTCTAAACATGGTGATAACATCCAACTAGCTAATACAGAAAACGATAAAGCGGTTCATGGTGTGATTTCGGATATAAAAACAGATACAGATAATTACGAAATTTTGATTGAACATATCGGTATGGGTAATGTGTGGGTATTAAACACGGGGTCTAACATAGAAGTCGGTGATTATATTACAACATCCAATATTACTGGTTATGGTATGTTACAGGATTCAACATTTTTCATGAATCATACAATAGGAAAATCTACGATTGATTGTGATTTTACAGTTCAAACCACCCCAATCAAACAAAAAATCAGGAGACTTCAAGATAAGACACACTGGATTAAAACAACAAGACTAGTTCAATGTTCACTCATGGCATACTCAAATTTATCAAATGATACTAGAGCAACTGAAATAGAAACATATTACAACGTCTATGAAAATAGTAACACTGAACATATAACAATGCAATCTGTATTAGATAATGAACTCCCATTCGAAATAACGGAAAGTGAGATGAATTTTGAAAAATATTCCAACACCTATGCTGTAAATACACCGTTTCACACTGGACCACAAACTAGAACAAACTACTACCGCAAAAGAATTTCTAAACTTGAAAACGAATTAGAAGGATACGAACCAATTGTAGAACAAGAGATGATGGACGTACTCGACGATAATGGTCAAGTGCAATGGGAAGATACTGGCGATACAAGACCCTTATATGATTTGAGATATCTTACCATTGATGGTTCCATAACCGACCAGTCAAATGCCGTGTATACAGCTAGTTTGGTTCCTATATCACTTCATTTATAAAACCAGTTATAATATATTTTTTTCCATTTTTTACACTTTCTCCCCTATGAATGTATGACCATGTTGACGGGAAAAATAGGATACTTCCAGCTTTTGGAATTATTTCTCTGTCTTCTAGAAATTGTGTTTTACCCCCGTCTTCTTTTCCCATACTATTTAAATATATGATGTATGCAACAAGTCGTTTCTTACCATACGAGTCATCACAATGCCAATTGAAATAATCACCAGGATTGTATCTTTGTATCTGAATTCCAGACACACTTATTCCGTCTAAATGAGAAAACATTTGTCTTAAAATGAGGTCGTCGCCATTCAATACAACATCTTTTAAATACTTTAAGTATTGTAAAAAACCCACACCTAAATATTTATCTATTTTATTAACATCACTCTGCCACCCTTTAAGGGTAGTTGGGTGTAAATCTGTACACTTCTTCATTGTAGAATCAATGACACCTGCACCGAGATACCCCTGATGTTTTTCGTTTGTTTTTTCGTATTTATCAACCAAATATTCACAGTAGTCTGGTGGTATAACGTTTTCTATGACATGGATAAAATTCATATACAAATCACATGCTTATTTTTTAAGTAAATGTTAATTGCCCCCATCTACTTAAAAAAAAGTCTCACTATATTATAAAATGTCTGGTGGTATTGCCCAACTCGTAGCTGTCGGTGCCCAGGATGTGCACCTCGTTGGCGACCCTCAAGTGAGCTTTTTCAGGTCGACCTATAAGCGTCATACTAACTTTTCCCAAACTACCGAGCGTCAGGTCATTCAGGGCAACGTCTCGAACAACGGCATGTCCACCGTCCGCTTCGAGCGCAAGGGTGATATGCTCGGCTATGTGTACCTCGTCCCCAACAGTGGTACCGCCGCTACTGCTTACAGCGCCGCGGATTGGATGAACAAGATTTCCAAGGTGGAACTCCTCGTCGGTGGTCAGGTCATCGATGAACAAGATTCCACCTACTCTACTCTCATCGCCCCTACCCTTTCGGCGACTACTTCCTCGAAGTCTGTTTCTGGGGACTTCTCCGCGGGTGGCACCGACTACCGGTTCTACCCCCTCCGCTTTGCCTTCTGTGAGAACTGGCAAACCTCCCTCCCCCTCATCTCCCTCCAGTACCACGATGTTGAGCTCCGTATCACTTGGGGTTCCACTGCGGCTACCGACAAGTGGGATGTCTATGCGAACTACGCGTACCTCGATACCCAGGAGCGTGAGATGTTCGCTGCCGAGCCCCAGAACATGCTCATCACCCAGGTCCAGAAGGCGATCTCTTCGGGCAACAAGATCCAGGAGCTCAACTTCAACCACCCCGTGAAGTATCTCGCTTCCGCGAAGGCTAGTGCTCTCGCCATCCTCAACGATAACAACAAGCTCAAGCTCCAAATTAACGGTACCGATGTCGCGGATTACAAGTTTGCTGATCCCAACTTCTCCACTGTACCCCTCTATTACCACACAACTAACGCGTCTCAGCCAACCGTTCCCAAGACGCTCTTCTTCTACCCATTCTGCCTCGATGCTGGTAAGCTCCAGCCCACTGGCACCCTCAACTTCTCTCGCCTCGACTCTGCCCGTCTCATTAACGACAACCAGAGTGTTGGTGATAACATCTATGCTGTAAACTACAATGTACTTCGCATTGAGAATGGTATGGGTGGTCTATTATATTCTAACTAATTAGTAAAGATGTTTTGGAAAGTATTCTTTCTCCTTGCCATCGTTTTTGTATTGACGTACGATCCTAACTCCAGGACACTTGAAAAGTTTGTTGGTCAACCTACACAACCAACAAGCAAATCATGTGAAAACGCGCATTACGAAGCCGTTCAGTTTGCTCAGAGCCCCTATGAGTGCCCTTCCTCGGGTAGGACTAAGATGGGTGTAATTACTTAAAAAGAAAATGACATTTTCTTTTATAAATGGTTCCCGTGAATAAAGACACTCTCTTTGTCGTCGCAACTATTATTTGTGCTCTAGGTATTATCTTTCTGTTTAAGGAGTTAAACAAGACTAAGCAGGATATCGACAATTTCAAGAGTTTCTCAGCCCAGGTCGTTCGACACCTAGCCCCACCCCCAGAGCCAGTCGTACCTGTTCCCGTACCAGAAAAGAAGCTCGAAAGTGTTGAGGAGGTGGATGAAAAATCCGAGGAATAATCATATCCCCTTATTATAACTTGCGAATGCGCGATGAAAAAGTACAAAGCAATTGCAGTACCGGTTAGCTTTGCTGACGGGAAACCACGGTTTCTCACAGTAAGGGACTGGAGATTTAAAGATTGGATTTTCGTGACGGGAGGATGTAGACGAAGGGAGATTTATAACCCTCTTCGAACCGCACTAAGGGAGTTAGAAGAAGAGACACGTGGGGTTGTTTCACTAAAAAATGGAGAATATACAGAGTTCAAGTTTATACATAAAGAAAGTCCGACAGTTGACCTAGAATACAACGTATTTGTGTTTTTTGTTGACTACAATAGGTCTGAACAACAATCACAAATTCGAAAATTTTATGAAGAGAAACACAAAACACAGATTAAAAAGATGAACAATCAACCTATTCGTAAAACCCATGATGAGAATGATTTCATGAGCTATGACACCCTTGAAGAGTTTAACGGGAGAAAGAGATGGAAACTCATCATCGATAATGTCATCAAGAATCCTCAATTCTATGCATGTGTGAGTTCTCACAATAGAAAAACCTTCTCTATTAAATAATGAAGTCTAAGGCTTTTATTTTAAGACAGATTGGTGAATTACTTGAGAAGAATAGGGGTCTATGTGAACAGGAGGTGGAACAATGGTTCAAAGATAATGAAAGTAAAACTGTTTATGAACTACTCACCTTTAAAAAGCAAATTTCTCAAAATCGAGAATATCAGGACGTCTCTTGTATGAAATGGTTTAGAGATGAAGAACAAGAATAAGGTATGTTTAAGAATTGGTCGCAAAAATTCAATAATGCTACCAATCTATCACATGTGCTCATGGATGGGGGTAAACTCTCCGTGCCATTTGATAGATTGAATGAATTTTATGATGTGTATATACAGTCTGTAAAATCTGGTGAAAAGATTTACGTTGTCGAACAGAAGAGTGATACATATAACTTTTTCGTTGACATCGACTATAAAGATGTCGATCCTCTAGGTATTGACGATATCCGTGATATATCCACAAATATTTGTGAAACGGTCAAATTTTATGGTGGTAAAGAGTGTCTCGTTTCTGTATCACCACCAAAGGTATCTGGAAGTCTAATGAAAACGGGTGTACATCTCAATTGGCCCGACTTTGTGGTTGATCAGAGTTCAGCAGTGGCACTTCGTGAACATATTCTGGTATCTCTTTCTAAATTTAAAGGTGATAAGGACTGGAATGAAATTGTCGACTCCTCTGTGTATGGGGACACACGTAGAAAAACAAAGGGGAGTGGATTTAGAATGCCATGGTCATACAAACGAGCAAAACATGAGGCGTGTGGTGGTAAAGGTTGTAAAGATTGTGAAAATGGTAGAATTGATCAGTTGGCGTATCTCCCAGTTTTCATTTACAGTACTGGTTCTCTCACAAGAATAAGTCAAGAACCGTCCGTCAAAATTCTTAAAATGTCAGCTGTTCGAACTGATGCACCTACGACAGTTTCAGTAGAACCGCCTTCAGTGTCTACACGAGTCAAGGAGAGTTCTTTTTCGGAAGATCAAACTAAGGATGAAATTTATGACGAGGATTTGAAGAATAGAATCGAAACGTTTATTCGAAAAAATATGGAGGGACAGGGTGGTGCATACATCACAAAACTTTTCAAACACAAAGAAACGTATTATGCGGCGACGACTTCTAGATACTGTGAAAATGTAAAAAGAAATCATAGTTCGAATCACGTATGGTTTATACTCAGCGGAAAGTTCATTCTCCAGAAATGTTTCAGTCGACATGAAACTATTCTAGGACGTCGTGATGGCTTTTGTGAATACTTTTGTGGCCGCCGACATCAATTGACGAACGATATTATTGATAAACTTTATCCTAAAAAGGAAGTCCTCAGTAGGTGTCCCGAAATCAAAAAGAATATAGAAAAGCCTGGAATTAAACAAATGGATGTAAAACCAGAACTGGAAAAATACATCAATCGAAACATGAAAAAGACGGAAGATATCTGCATAGCGAATATTACCAGGACTAACAGTACCTTTCTGATCATGTCAACATCTAAATACTGTGAAACAATCTCAGGAGAACACGAAAACAAGACAATGTCATACACCATAACGAAAAACAAAATAAAACAGAAATGTCCAATGTGTACGAAAAGTAAAGCTAGAGTTCACGTCTTACCCTCTAGTTTAACCAGTAAATTGTATCCTAAAGATACTTAAACAGAACAGTACTTAAAGTAATTAAATGGTTGTTAGTACCCGCACTAGATTTGGAAGGGCTGTAAAGAAGCCAGCTCTTTATATACCAGTAGAGACTGTATTAGATGACGATTATGCTACTGATGAACATGATGACACTGATTCTGAATCACTCATTGATACTGAGGATGAATATAAATCGGATGATGAGAGTGATGACGATGAAGATGCAGATGAGAATGGAAACTTGAAAGATTTTGTAGTTGATGACGACGAAGCGAGTGAAAGTGAAAGTGAGGAAGAATAAGCTTAAAAAAAACACGAACTATATTAGAAAATGGAAACAGATATTGGTAATCCCATTGAATATAACCCGACTCTTGACCCCCTGAATCATGGTAAGGAAGAAGATAATAAGGAAGAGTTGGTACAAGACCAACCATATTATTTTCATCCCAGTGAAATGAATTACCCTCACCCCCCACCTCAGAATGAGAAATTCGACCTCTTTAACAATGTTGACAAATCTACATGGATTATCGCGTTTGCTGTATTTCTTTTAGGTTTTTTTATGGGTAAGACCATGCAACCTGTAATTCTCAGGTATACTTAATTATTTACTGAGATCCCTTATACGGGTCGAAAGTTTGGTGTCAGTGTCTTCATACATATCGTTGTTTACACCCTTTTGTGGAAATCCACTTAACCAGTGGTCTTCCGGAACAGATGAATACGCGACGAATGTACCAATATCACCATAGATAGGTTTAATATTACCAGTCTCGTCCATTTTAATGAGTTGTGTTGGATACCTGGGATTAATAAACGCATCATCCGTATCTTCGACGAAACCGTCAGTAGTTGAAGCCTCGACTTCAATAGAATCTGTTTTGTTTTTTAAATTGTATTTTGGTTTAAAAAACAAAATAAAGAAAGCTCCAACTAACAATATTGTTATGATTGTGAGAAGCATTTTTATTTACTGTATACGAAT